CCCACCAGCACTGTCATATTATGATCTACAAACGCAGACTAATTTACAGATGTTTGTTAGAAAAGATTCTCCAGACTTTACTATTTTAGCTGGAACACCAATGATGCATTTGATACCAATAACAGAAAATGATATTGAATGGAAGACCCACTTAGTTACATTTGATGAGTGGTGTGGAGTACAAGGTAATATACCATTATCGTTTCCAGAAATTGGCTCAGGCTCTAGAAATACTAGATATAAAAAATTGATGAAAGAAAAAGAAACGATGGATGCTATGGAAGACCCTAAGTGTCCATTTGGATTTGGAAAATGAAACAAAAGTGGATTGAAGCATTTATGGACACAGCCGAGCGATTCGCTCAGTTGTCAAGTTCAAGGCGACTACATGTAGGTGCGGTTGTTGTTAAAGATAACCGTATCACATCTATTGGTTATAATGGCACACCTGCTGGTTGGGATAACAACTGTGAAGATAAAGTCTACTGTGAAGATGGTGATGTTTATGAACAGCAGTATCCCAAAGACGCTGACACTTGGAAAAGATATAAACTGGTAACTAAACCAGAAGTCATCCACGCAGAAGCCAACGCTATCTCTAAGTTGGCAAAGTCTTCTGAATCAGGAGAAGGTGCTAGTATCTTTATTACTCATGCTCCTTGTGTGGACTGCGCTAAGTTAATTTACGGCGCTGGCATCAAGCATGTGTATTATCGCAACTCATACCGTAATGAAGATGGGTTGAATTTTTTAGTTAAATGTAATATTGAAACGGAGAAAGTGTGAAGAAATTTCTAGCAGCTCTAATGATGTTGTGTACTTCTGCCTTTGCGTCTGAAACTATCAAGATCTTATCGCCTTATAGCCCAACACATTCTGGCACACCTGCAATGTATAAGATCATCGATGAAGCTAACAAAGCGCAGAAGATCTATACCTTTGTGTTGGAGTTCCGTCCAGGTGGTAATCAGATGATCGCATTAAAATCTATGGACTCAAATAGTCTTGGTATCATTGCACCAGCGTTTGTTGAGAACATTGCTTCTGGTAAGTTGGTTGAATCTGATTATATTCCTATCCATGCTCTTGGTGATGCTTGTTGGGCTGTTATTACCAATGGGCCAATCAATGCCAATAAAGAACTTACTGTCGGTGGTGTAGGTTTCGGTAATGCTACACACTTAACTGCGTTGGCTCTTGGTGAGAAGTACAAATTCAATGTCAAGTACATTGTCTTCAAATCAAATAACGATGCTCTAGTAAACATGGCAGGCAACAATGGAATCTTTATGGTTGTTGATCGCTACGAATCATATGAAGCGATGAAGACTAAGAATCCAAACTTACAAGCATTCGCTGCTTCTTGTCCAACTCGACTTCCAAATGCACCAAATGTTAAGACCCTAAATGAAATTGGTATTGATGCTCCTTATGTTTTCAACATCACAGTTGCACCAAAATCAATGGACGAAACCCGACGTAAAGCCATCGCTATTATTCTCAACGATGCTCAGGTAAAAGTTGGTGCTGAAGAGATCTTCAAGGTATCTGGTATGAAAGTGCCAAGCGAATCGGTTGAACATTTCTATACTAAGTCAGTCACCACAGTCAAAAATTTACAACAGAAGTATCGAATGAAAATAGAGGAATCAAAATGACACTTGAGCAGATCTTAGTAGCAACAGCAGTATGGTCAGTTCTTATTGGTATATCATACTTCCATAGCAACTGGCGCAAGATTCTTGAATGTTACAAGATGTGGTTCACGAAAGAATACTGGACTGACTATAACATAGTAGAGTTTGCAAGTTGGACAGCTAAAGCAGTTATCATCGTCCCTGGACTTATCTTTGGTATCCAGATTTGGTGGTTGTACTTCTTGACTCTTGCAACAAGCGTGACTCTGATTTGGGCGAGCAATAAGAAGCTGCTGCCAACTCTTGTGGCGTTCAACACTCTGTGGGCTTGGATCTCTTGTATGGTTCTTGCTCAACATCTTATAACATGATATGGAACCGATTCTTAAAGGATGGATATGGAGCATTCCATTCTACCCATGTATTGGCAGTAATGTAAGAACTCTAAAAGAAATATTCTGGTATGACTCTTCTAATGAAGATGAGTTTACCAAGTTCACTGATGCTTATGAAATATTAGTGCCAGAGTCTATGATTATTGCTCCACCATCTGTTATAAAATATGTTCGAGATAACAAAGATAAATTCATTAAGAATAAAGACTATGTCATTGTTACTGACCATAATGGTAATTGGGGTATTCGTGAAGGCATCCTACCTGTTAGATTGAGATTAGAATGATTCGAAACTGCATTATACACAGACTGCGGGCTGATAAGATTATTGAATCTCCGAAGCTAGATCATTACAAGTCAGAACACTTTGATAAAGTTCTACCAATCTATCAGAAGTTGAATCTTGAACAGTGGGACATGAGTGATGGTAGAATCCATCAGGGTAATATGGACATGTTCCAAGATAGAACTAGGACACTGCCACACTATCTAAAGATGGCAGAGTACGAACCACTGCCTGAGTATGATTCTTCTTTCAACAAACCATTCAAACAGATCTGCCTAGAGACTGCTGAGCGTTTAGTTGCTACTGGTAAGAAGATAAATATCTCGTGGTCTGGTGGTTTAGACAGCACAACTGCACTGTTTGCTTTGATGGAAGTTGCTGATCCAAAACAACTAAAGGTTTTCTGTAACGTTAGCTCCATTGTTGAATCTGCTAATATGATGGAGAAACATATTGTTCCCAGAAATGTTGAATGTCATATTACTCTACCACTTTTGACTCCAACCTTTGATGATGGTATAATTGTCAGTGGTTATCTTGGTGACCAACTATACGGTAGATACTTTACATTAAAGCCAAACGAGTTTACCATGGCATGGGAAGACTATCTCGATAGAGATCAAGTTGAGATGGTGGGATTGATGATGGAAAACTTTCCAGGTGCTCCTATCAAAACTGTACCAGAGTATCTGTCGTTCATAGAACTAAATTCTAAGTGGCAGATGGGTAAGGTCAACCGCCAACGTGCGCTGCCGAACGCTGATAGATTCTTTGCCTTTTATGATACAGTAGACTTTCAGAAATGGTCTATTGGTAGATACGAAGAGAAGTTTCTATCACCAGATCCAAAGACATACAAGTGGGCTTCGAAGAAGTTTCTAAAAGATTGTGGGCTTGATTTCTATGCTGCCAATAAAGTAGTTCAGACATCTCATTATCATATCGTTGATCACTATTGGGTCATGGACTTGGTCGACGGAACTTCACTATACATGAAAGATTTTCTATGATCGAACGCATTAAACAATTTTTCTCAGAAATAAATACCCTAAGAAAAATGTATGATTGTCCAAATAACACAGGAATAAATTAAATTGAAAAAGTTTTTACTAGTACTATTGTTCCCCCTACTAGCCAATGCATGGGAACCAAAACAACCAATCACGGTATTACTACCTACTACAGCGGGTTCTGGTGGTGAGGTTACTGCTCGATTGATCACATCTTACATTGAGAATACAGGTAAGGCTAACTTTGTTCTTCAGAATAAACCTGGAGCAGATGGTAACATCATGCTCAAGCAATTACTAGAGAGCAAACCAGATGGCTATACTGTTGGTATTCCTTCTTGTGTGAGTGGCTTCTTATTTTCAGAAGTGCACTTTTCTAACCTAATCACACGCAGTCCATTAGATCTAACCCTAGTGACTAACATCGGTAAAAGCCCAATGGCGTTTGTTGCTAGTTCTAAGAGCAATGTAAATAGTATTCCTGAACTTGTTAAAGAAGTGACATCTGGACGTGAGATCAACTTTGCTGTTGGTGGTTCTGCACATTACCTAGCATATGAATATTTTATGCAGAATGTCAATGGTAACAAAGAGAAGGTTCAACCAATTATTTTCAAAGGTCCAGTGCCTGCAGTTACTAGCGTAGCCCAATATGATGGTAAAACTGGCACTGAGTTTGGTGTTATGCCTATCGCTATCGCAAATACACTTGTCTCTACAGGTAAGGTTAAGTTAATCGGTATTGCAGGTGAAACTAAACTTGCTGGTATCCCTACTGAAGTGCTATTAATGAAAGACTCAGTTCCTGGACTAAATGTATATGGTTGCTGGAACGTAGCTTTGCCTCCGAATACCCCACCAGAGATCGCCAACTGGTACGAAAAGAACTTCATTCCAGCCTTAAAAACAGCTGAATACAAGAAGTTTATGGAAGAGAACTACATCTTCTTAGACCCAAAATCAGTTGGCCCAAAGGGTGTTCGTAAAGATATGGTAGAACTACAAAAACAGTGGCTTCCTTACGTTAAAAGCCTACCCAAGCCGAATTAAGAATTATAAATAGAATACAAATCCCAGCGTTGAATAACCCAGCGATTAACCAGTCAATAATCAAAAGGAACTTAAGATGAAAGCCGCAAAAGAATTTGTCAGCGAACTAGCTGCAGCCAATCAACCTTTATTCACAGCATCTGCAATGCAGGTAAAGGCATACTTCGAATCTAACCCAAGCAAGGAAACTCTTGTAGACCACTTTACTGGTCGTATGGTTAACGAACGTATGAACCTAATTGAAATCTCCAAGAAAATTGCAGAAATGCCACTAAACACCAGTACTGAAGAACTTCAGTTGCTGAGCAAACAAGCACTTGACGAAGCCCAACACTACCGTATGGTAAAAGAAGTTATTGAGCACATCACAGGTGAAGCCGTGGACTTAGAAGCAGCAGCCGCATCTTGGGAAACTCGTATTAAGAATAAAGGTGCTAGCCTATTGGACAAGTACGAAGCACAAACTGACGATCTAGCACTAGCATTGTATCAAACAATCGCCGAAGGTCGTGCCGAAGCAGTTTGGAATCAAATGGCTGAGACTATTGAAGACGACTTTATTAGCCACCGTTATGCTAAGATCGCTCGTGACGAAGGATTCCACTCCAACATCGGTAAGTGGAAATTAGAGCAACTGGTTACTACACCAGAAGCCCAAGCACGTGCCACTGAATTGGCTAATGAAATGCGCAAAGACTTATACGCTATCTCTGCAAAAGGAACAACATTCCTTCCAGAAGCTGCTAAGATCGTTGAAGAAGCATATGATTACAAATTTGAAATGGCTGCTTAATGAAACCAAACCACTCCTGAAACAATTTTGGGAGTGGTCTTTTAACTATGAATCTGATGAAGATTTTATGAATAGGATGATGAAAGAATATGAAAAAACTCGTAATTAGTTTGTTGATGGTGATGTCTGCTTCTGCTTTTGCGTGGCAACCGACAAAACCGATTGAAGCGATTATGGCATGGACACCTGGAAGTGTGAATGAACTCTCATTCCGTGTCCTAGCTAAACAAGTTGAACAAAACACTGGTGCAAAATTTGTTATCACTAATCGTCCAGGTGCTGGTGGTGTTATTGGTACTGAAGAATTGAGCAAGCGTCCAGCTGATGGGTACTCTGTAACTAACGTCTCTGTTCCAGGGATTGCAGCTATGGACAAGGTTTCTGTTCAAGGTGATGGTCGTTCATACAATGTTGATAGTTTTGTCTATCCAACTCATATTGCTACTAGCCCATTCGTTGTCGTGGCTAAGTCTGGCGATCCAGTAAAAACTCCAAAACAATTGGTTCAGGCTCTTAAGACCGAGAAGGTAACTATTGCTGCAAGCGGTGGTGCTAGACTGGTCTATGAATCTATTGCTGCAAAAGTTCAGTTCTCTGATGTTGTTCGTGTAGACCACAAAGGTCCAAACGATGCATTGAACGATGTAGCTGGTGGTCATGTACGGTTTGCTATCGTCCCATCTGCAGTGGCTAATCCATTCTATAGAGATGGACGAGTGCAAGTTGTAGCGTTGAGTGGTATTATACCATTAGCTCAGATTCCAGAAGCCCAAACTATGGATACAGCTATTCCTAATTTCAATGTATCTGGAATGTGGGCTTTAATGCTTCCAGCTGGTGTACCGAAAGATGTTATCGAATGGTACAACCGAGAGTTCACTAAGGCTTTGAATTCTGATGAAGTTAAGGCTATCTTCTATGACAACCTATTGGTTCAAAACAAGGTTCTACAAAACCCAGAAGCCATGAAATTGTGGGTGAAAACACGTGAAAAACAGTGGCAACCTCTTGTAGATACAGTTTTATCAAAAAATAACCAAAAGTGAGTCTATTTCTCTTATAAATAGAATATGAGGTACAAGATGTGCCTCTATTTCAACAACACTTTAACTTTTATACTTAAAGGAAAAATCAAATGACAGCAACTGCTAAACCAGCAAAAGAATTCTTGGACGACCTGTGGGAATCCTTCATGCCACTACACAAAGTGGCTGAGATCCAAACACGTCAGTTCTTCGACGAAGTAAAGGGCGACAAAGAAAAGCTCGCTAACTTCTTCCACATCCGTTTGTCTAACGAACGTATGAACATGATCGAACTTTCTAAGAAAGTTTCCGAACTACCAGCTTTGACTAACCCAGAAGAATGCCGTTTGCTTTCTAAGCAAGCATGGGACGAAGCAGAACACTTCCGTATCGTTTACGAAGTTCTAGAGCACTTGACTGGTGAAGCACCAGACCTAGAAGCAATCTGGAAAGAGTATGGTAAAGTTGACGTTCGTATGGGCGCATCTTTGATCCAGAAGTACGAAGCCCATGATAATCCAATCATGATGCACATGTACCAATACATGGCTGAAGGTCGTGCTGCTAAAGTATGGCAAACAATGGCTCAATGCGCTGGTGATGAGTTCATCCAGAAGCGTTATGACCGTGTTGCTCGTGACGAGAAGTTCCACTCTAACATTGGTCGTTTGATGCTCGAGAAGTTGGTAACAACTCCAGAAGCCCAAGCACAAGCTCTTTCTCATGTTAAAGAAATGGTTTGGGACTTGTTCGAATGTTCTTGCACATCTTTGGGTGACTTCAAGACTGCTTCTCCAGAAGTTCAAGCAATCATGCTAGAAGCGTATGGCGAACCACATCGTGACCTATGTGTTGCGTTCAATGGTAAAGAAGCTAGCGTCTAATACCTAATCCCTTTGTTATGAAAATTTTGATTTCACAGAGGGATTTTCGGATCCCTCCAAATAATTTCTTGTTTGACTGCTTGGAGAGAAGTTGGTACTCCTTTCTAAGCAGTCATCATCTCATTCCAGTAGCCAATACTGGATTTGTTCCTGACATCGAGTATGATTGTTTAGTTCTTTCTGGTGGCACTGATTCTGTTGCTAGAAACTACACAGAGAACGCATTGTTCTATCATGCCGTGCAGAATAAAAAGCCGATCCTTGGTGTGTGTCATGGTGCTTTTGCAATCAATGATCTTACTGGTGGTAAGAATGACATTGATTGGAATTTGGTGCCAACTCATGATAAAACAGATCATGAAGTTGTGATGGATGGTAAGAAGGTTCTTGTAAATAGTTACCACGGACAGACAATCAAGACTCTTGGTAAAGGGATGATTCCAATTGCAATGCATGAGGCTGATCAGACCATCGAAGCGTTCAGACATGAACATCTTCCAATCTTTGGTATTGTTTGGCATCCTGAGAGGATGTTGGAGCCAGTAGTTCCACAGTGTGTGGCAGACTTACTAAAATAATTTCAAAATACTTGACAAATAGTTCAAACTGAGCTAAGATATTGTCTAAATAGATCTACAGGTGGTTGAACAAACCACTTGACTTCAATCAACTTCTAGGATAGAATTCTTTCTACTATGTTACTCTCTTGTTCCAAAATGCATAAACATCTACCGTTGAATAACGGATGGACAAGCACACGCCCATCATTTGTAGAAGGTTCTGGCTATGCGATTGAGGATACGAAGGGTTTTGGTAAGAAGATGTAAGAGAATAAGTCTCTTTACCAAAACCCTCGAAGATGAAAGTCTCGAGGGTTTTTTGCTTTATAGTCTACCACGATGTGGGGTCTTTAAAGAAAGGTGTTGACGGTAAAGCACTTGTGCTGTATAATCAATGCTTAGTTAGTGTGAAGAACGATGATGAAAGAAACCCTACTAACAGTAAGGTCTTTCCGAAAGTTGTTGACAATAACGCTGACATGATGTAAGATTATGTCTTAGGTTGAATGAGAAGCGATTCCCATGAAACCTTGGAAGACCCTACGGTTAGTAAGGTTATCCAAAAAGGTGTTGACTCTATATCTTAGCTGATGTATAATAAATGCCTCGCTGATCTTGATCTCTTGATTAGCTTTAGATCTTTAAAAATCTGCACCAGTTTTTATTGCGACTTAGGTTTGAAAGTCGGGGTAAGCGACTTGGCTAACGCCGATATCGAATGCCCTGTTAGTATTGCCTAAGTCGTATGTTCCCGAGTAGTGTAGTGGTAACACACCAGACTTTGACTCTGTTATTGTAGGTTCGATTCCTACCTCGGGTGCCAAACAGAAATATACTCAAAGGCAAGCGCAAGCCGATGTAGCGGATTACAGCCCGATAGCTTTCGGGTAGGCAGGTTCGACTCCTGCGGAGTATTTTTCTGTTTGGTAAGTTTATTAACAAGGAGAGTAGCATGAAACGTTCAGGTAAACGTTAGTGTCACTCAGATCCCCCGTATGGTCTGAGTTGGCACGTAAAATCAAAATAATACGTACAACCACTCTAGATGTTGTTGGCAGCATACTAGGCTCTTAACCTATGAAGGCTGAGTTCGAATCTCAGAGAGTGGACCATATGGGGGTATAACTTAACGGCTAAAGTACGTGGCTTTTAACCATGTAATCAGGGTTCGATTCCCTGTGCCCCTACCATATGAAAACACATTGAATACTAACTGCGACATCTTCGAAAGGTTAGTAGGAGTCTTGCAAGCCAGTGTGTTTCCATATGGTTTATGGAGTTGTTAGTTTAGTGGTAAAACCACGGGTTGTGATTCCGTTATCACGAGTTCGATTCTCGTACATCTCCCCAATTTGCCTGTGTAGCTCCAATGGTAGAGCAGTGGATTGAAAATCCATGTGTTAGTGGTTCGAGTCCACTCATAGGCACCAAAGTATTTCCTCTTGTAGCTCAATGGTAGAGCACTCGCTTGATAAGCGATAGACCTAAGGTTCGATTCCTTTCGAGAGGACCAAGTTACGGCGCATTCATATAATGGCATTATCGTGGATTGTCTATCCATAGACGGGAGTTCGATTCTCCCATGCGTCGCCAGTTTTAGGATGAGTTCTGCAATCAACAAGAACACCAAACTTTTAATTTGACATGTTCGTCAAAATCATCCTGTTATTTTTATTCCGTGAAATCCAAGCATGGTGCAAGGACTTGACTGTTAATCAATGATTAGGTGAGTTCGATCCTCACACACGGAGCCAGAGCAAATAGTAATCTTGTTTTGATGCATGGTTACTCAACGTTTGTTAGTTTCAATGGGTGCTATAGAAACTAACCCTAATTTGGGGACAGTAGTGGGCTACGGTTCTCCCTTGCAAGGAGGATGTCTAGAAGGATTCGATTTCCTCGGTCTCCACCAAATTTATACTCGATTCGTCTATCGGTTAGGACACTGGGTTTTCAACCCAGTAAGAGGGGTTCAACTCCCCTATCGAGTACCAAGTTATCTCTGTAAAGCGTTATCAGGTTGCGTACACCGTTTGGGGCGGTGTGGTGAAGGTTCGAATCCTTCTACGGAGACCAAAGTTTATGCGTGTATAGCTCAGTTGGTAGAGCAGAACGTTGCCAACGTTCAGGTCGCAGGTTCGAGTCCTGTTGCCCGCACCACATTAGTCGGAGTAATTAACCGAAAAGTAAATAGTAGACGATCTCGCCATCTCGGTCGTCTTTGCAGTGTATACTGCGTCAGCTTGGTTGCACAAGTTGAGAAATGCTGGGGTAAGAATCCCAATTGATCGATGTGCACTAATTTATGCCTCTGTAGTTCAACGGATTAGAATACGGTGCTACGAACGCTGAGACGGGAGTTCGATTCTCTCCAGAGGTACCAGTTTTAGGATTCTTTCAGCAATTAAAAACCCTTTTATTATCAAAAAGCAAAAGCGAATCCTGTTATATAATGGAGATATGGTCGAGTCTGGTTTATGGCACTTGTCTAGAAAACAAGCAACCCGAAAGGGTTCGTGGGTTCAAATCCTACTATCTCCGCCAGTTATGGAAAGTAATGCAGCTGCGTTGGTGCGGCGACGAGCCTTGAAAACTCGGTTCTCAGAAATGGGATGGGGTTCGACTCCTCTGCTTTCCGCCCTTGAGTTTAGTCAAAACTCGAATATTATAAATAGATATAGAATAGGAGAATTATATGTACTATACTGTTTATAAAATAACAAACAAGATTAATGGCAAGTTCTATATTGGAACGCATAAGACCAAACGTCTTGATGACAATTATTCAGGTTCTGGAAAGTATCTAAAATATGCACAAGAAAAATATGGTATTGAAAACTTTAATAAAGAGATATTATTTGTTTTCGATACAGCTGAAGAAATGTATGCCAAAGAAGCTGAGATAGTTAATGCTGAATTTCTTGCTGAAGAAAATACGTATAATCTTAAGTTAGGTGGTTTTGGAGGCTTTGATTATCTAAATGAATGGGTGGAGAATCCAACTAAAAGTAAACAGCATATGAAGATGATGAGTAATTCTGTGCATATAGATGTTAAAAGAAAATCTGCATCTAAAGCTCACCAAAAGTATGTGGAATTGCTCGTTGCTAATGGCGGTAAACAATGGTTTAATCACCCAAAAGGATTTCTTGGCAAACAACATACTGATGAGTCTAAATTTAAAATAAAAAGTTCTCTCCAAGGTCATGGAGCTGGAAATAAAAATTCTCAATTTGGCACCATATGGATAACGAATGGTTCTGAAAGTAAAAAAATAAAAAGTTCTTCTGAGATTCCAGATGGATGGAGAAAAGGAAGAAAGTAAATATATGCGCTGGAATGGTTTGTTAGCTGGATTTGAAGCCAGAAGCAGATGGGTTCGATTCCCATTAGGTGCACCAAGTCTTAGGATGCGTCCAGCAAGCAAAAAAATTCAACTTGTAATTGAAAAATAAGCATCCTGTTGTTTAATGAAATGGAGTTTGATATGCCAAGTGTATTCTTAGTAAGCGATACGCACTTCGGGCACGTTGGTGTGTGCAAATTCACTGAAGCCGATGGTGTGACAAAGATTCGACCATGGACAGATCCAGAAGAAATGGACGAAGCCATGGTCAAGATGTGGAATGAAACTGTCCGTCCAACGGATAAAGTTTACCACTTAGGTGACGTTGTCATCAACCGCAGAGCATTAAAGATTATGCATCGTTTGAACGGTGACAAGGTTTTAATTAAAGGTAATCACGACATCTTTAGATTAGAGGAATACACTCCATTCTTTAGAGACATTCGTGGTTCACATGTGATGAATGGTATGATTTTAACTCATATCCCAGTCCATGAAAGCAACTTGTATCGTTTCGGTACTAACATCCATGGTCACACTCATACCAATCGTGTTATGAAGACTGACCAGTACGGTGTTGAACGAATCGATCCTCGTTATCAGTGCGTGTGCGTCGAACAGACAGACTTCAGACCCATCTTGTTTGAAGACGTAATCAAGCGCATTCAGAACGAAGGTGGTACTGTCGGATTCAAAAACGGCAATGGACCAACAATGTAATGTGTTGCAACTGATCTTAGGGAGTCGTCGTTAGCCTAAGTAAGAATGACAAAAATCGTGGCCAACATTAGGAGAATGGAATGCCAAAAGCAAAAGAAACATTAGATAAAGCATATGGCTCCATTCCGAAAGAAGTGGGGTTCTATTTTGAGATCCCAGTTCGTGGATTAAAGTACTATTGGTTGAGACTGATAAGACGTATAAGATAATTGGAGAGTGGGCAGGATGGTAATGCAGCAGATTGCTAATCTGTCATCGTAGTGATATGGTGAGTGGGTTCGATTCCCACACTCTCCGCCAAATTTGCGAGTGTGGTGGAATGGTATACGCAGCAGACTTAAAATCTGCCACCTTTGGGTTTGCGAGTTCGAGTCTCGCCACTCGCACCAAGTTTATGCGCCTATAGTTCAGTTGGATAGAACAGCGGTCTTCTACACCGCATGTCGGGGGTTCGAATCCCTCTGGGCGCACCAGTTTGGGCTGATAGCTTAATGGTAAAGCAGTCGACTCATAATCGATCGAGTGAGAGTTCAATTCTCTCTCAGCCCACCATGCGGATATGATGGAATTGGTATACGTGCCTGTCTCAAAAGCAGGATTCTGCGAGTTCGAGTCTCGCTATCCGCACCAAGTTTATGTACGAGTGGCAGAGTGGTCAATTGCAACGGATTGCAAATCCGTAAAATCGTGAGTTCAAATCTCACCTCGTACTCCAGATAGTTGTTGACTTGCAGCGCAAGTTGATGTATAATAGTTATATGCACGATTCGTCTATCGGCTAGGACACCAGCCTTTCACGTTGGTAAGACGGGTTCGATTCCCGTATCGTGTGCCAAGTTTTTGGATGTGTAGGAAAATTGGTAACCCCAGGAGACTGTAAATCTTCCGCCTTACGGCATTGCTGGTTCGAGTCCAGCGGCATCCACCAGAATCGAGCAACGTCAGTTGCTTGTCAATCCAGACAAAGGGTCTGGCGTGTTACATGTGCGGGTCGACGCCAGTCGGTCTATTCGGTATCCACGATAGAGATACGGCTAAAGTTCGTAATGCCACATATTTTGGTCTTAAAGTGTTCATGGACGCACACAGCACTGTCACTGCTGTAGATGGGGATCGTTACCCCATAAGACCGCCAAGTTTTGTGAGTGTCAGCAAGAGAATGTCACGCTATCTAGTCTTCTTCGAAGGGGCGAAATAGTAGAAGGTATATGGGTTCAACTCCCTGCCGCCCGTAAGGACGGATGCAAACAGGTTGCGATACTGGACTAGTATCCCAAGTGACGTACCGAGTCCTGCTCGAGTTTATTACACGGGTGAATGGTGCCTATAATGATGGTGGCACGACTCACAAATTTAATTGCTAAATACAATTATGCGTTTGAAGCTGTATGGTATAGCAGGAGCCTCTAAAACTCTGGATAGCAGGTTCGATTCCTGTCAGACGCACCAACTTTTTATTGAAAGGAAAACAGATGAAAGATTTCCGTTTGTAGATTCGCCCTCCGTAAGTTTCTTCTTGGGCATTGAAAACAATTTTATAAAACACAAGGAGAAATTAAATGAGTATCGAATTAAAAATTAAAGCAAAACACCTCGCTCTTGAGCCACAAGTTATTCGTCATGAAGAAGCTAAACTTAAGAAGCAAATCAAGTATCATCGTTCAAGCGACGAAGTATCAGCCTTTACTCTAGCACGAAAGCTAGATGAGTTGATTAACCATCGTCGTTGGAATGTGCGTAACGAATCCCGAGCAACTAATCTAGCAAGAGCGTTTCTTGCAGGTGATATGTACTCGAAACATGAGAAGCGAAGCAAAGCGAATGACATGATGTTCTTTATGTACATCTTACCTCGCATTCATGTTATGGTGACAAAGTACGGTAAAGGTGACCAACGCAAGATGACACGTGATGACATCTGGCAATGGTCCAAAGTGTAAGTTATTGCGGGTCGGAGAAATGGTAACTCGCCAGTCTCATAAGCTGGAGATAGATGGTTCGATTCCATCACCCGCAACCAGTTTTAGGATTCATTCAGCAATTAAAAATTTATTTGGAAAATAAAAAAGCGAATCCTGTTGATTAAGACCGTTAGAATCGTTACAGCAATTAAAATAATCTTTCTGTAAAAAAGAGGGTCTGGGTTCGAATCCCAGCGCAGAGTTGGTCTTCTGTGTGGTGTAATGGTAGCACGTAAAAAGCGATTCTGTTATTTGCCCTATTCGTATATTGGTATTACTCCTGTTTTGTAATCAGGCTAAGGCAGTTCGATTCTGTCATGGGGCACCATATTGAAATACATTCATCATTGGTAGTTCGCTTCGATCAACTTGGTTAATAGTTGAGCGACACTACGAAGTAGCCTAACCAGCACGATGAAAAGACCCTTGACGTCGAGAGTGTGTTTCAATATGGTGATGTAGCACAGTGGTAGTGCACCTCCTTCATACGGAGATGGTCGTTGGTTCAAATCCAACCATCACCACCAAAGCCTCGCCCTTACACATGGCGTATAATGAGATAAGTAGTGTGTAACGAATTTTATGCATCGTTAGCTCAGTTGGTAGAGCAACGCTTTTACACGGCGAAGGTCGGCGGTTCGAACCCGTCACGATGTACCAGTTTTAGGATGTTTCCCGCAAATATTTTTAACTTTAAGCCAAACAGCAGGTTCGGTTCGATTCCGACTAGTAGTGTAATGGTAGCACAGCCGTCAAAAGTAAAAAAGCATCCTGTTGATTTCTCGGGTTAGTTTAGTGGTAAAACTCGTGGTTTGGGACCATGGGTCGGAAGTTCGATTCTTCCACCCGAGACCAAGATAATTAAGTTTATGCGGATGTGATGGAATTGGTATACGTGTTTGCCTTAGAAGCAAAATTCTGTGGGTTCGAGTCCCACCATCCGCACCAAATTATTCCGCAGAATCCGAGCTAGGTGCACGGACTTGACTGTTAATCAATGATTAGCTGGGTTCGAACCCCAGATGCAGAGCCAAAATTTAATGCCCTTCTAGCTCAGTTGGTAGAGCAGCACATTAGTAATGTGAAGGTCACGTGTTCGAATCATGTGAGGGGCACCAAAAATATGTATAAAATTGTAGAAAATTTATTAACTGAAGAACAGCAAAATCTTTTAGAGGCATCTGTTCTTAATGCTAACACTCAGTGGATATTTAATAGGTTCTCAGCCTACACGAGTAATGCATATAATGTTAGCGACGAAGCTAAGAGAAATATAAGTTCGTTTCGCCACCCTGTTTATCAAAATGGTAAAATGTTGGATCGTGAAATGTATGATGTGTTTAAGATAGTCCCAGAAAAGTTAGGTGCTACTAGGATACACAATATGATATGTCAACTACAGTTAGTTACT